AGTGGTATTCCAACCGGCACAAAAATAATATTATTCATATTTTTTCTCAATCATTTCTTTCCACTCAGGCACACGGTCATATTGATGTACCAATGCAAATGGTGTTCCAGTTGATGTGCAAACCATACCATCTTTCATTATTGGACTTGGTTCAACAACCTTATCTCCATATTGGTCTTTAATTTGTGGTCCTGTTGTTCCTAACTGTGCAGCCCAACCGTCTTCTGATTTTGCAAAGTTTGTAATGTCTTTGTATGATTTCATATTAAGTAAAACATTTAATGCGGCTTGGTCTGGTCCGCCACCACCTTCAATAAGGTGTTGTGTGCCATTACAAAGCATATAGATGTTCAAAAAGAAATCAACCATTGTATCAAATTTACCAGAGATAGTACCTGCATTATAGATGAGATTGTCATTACATTCTTCATGTATCAATGCACCAAAAGATTTCATTAAGTTGTTGGTGCCCCAATTCTCATCTTTGTATTTTATAGATTCACATGCAACATTGATTTCTTTATCACCAATGTTTTTTTCTAACCATTCTGATGGATTGGTCTGAAAGATAACATCTTTGACATCGGTTGTAATGATGTATCTATATTGTCCTTTAAATCGTTTGAGTAGGTACCAGAGATGTAGAAATCTTTCCACAACAATTGAAAAGTTTTCTTTGGGATATTTGAGTGTTTTGTTTTCTTCGTCTTTACCAAAAGCAAGAATTGAATAGTTTCTTTTAATCAATTCATCAACCGTATCATAGTCAACATTATAACATATCATTGCTTTTGTGCCGGTAAAACCAGATTGGTCTAATGAATTGACCCAAGGTTTTATTTTATCAAAATCATAACCAGTAATAGTACCAACCACAATATCATTAAGTAAAATCATAATAAAATCCTATACTTTTTTTTCTTTTTTCTTTTTTGGCCTTGAATAGGGTGTATCGTCTAAATATTTATTCAGTAATTCTGATGTGCCCCATTCACCAGCACCATGTTCTTCTTTAATTGTTTTTACTGAACCATCATCTTTAGCATAAAATGCTTGAAACTCAACTTTTGGAAAATATCTTTTTAAACTTAAAAACTTTTTAAGGTTCTCAACACTATCATCAAATAATCTAACACGACCAAATTGTCCTGTTTTTAAATAATTATAAATGATGATTGCTTTTTGTTGTGCTGTTCCTGATACATCAGCGAGGCGACCAGCTCGTTCAACTCTAACTCGTTCAATTGGAAAACCATGTTGTTTAAATGTATCTAAAAATACTTGTTTGTTGTCCATGTTATTTCGTGCAGTCACAACAATTACTTTACTTTTTGGTTTTCTCATGGCATTTTGAAGAATAGCTTTGGCTTTTGCCATCATTCTTCTGATTGGTCTCGATTCTTTCTGAAACTTTAACGCATCTTTAAATTCAGAGAAGTCAAAGCTCTCACCATTTTTCAAGCGATAGTTATTGTATTCACCCGTTTTGAGTTCTTTGACCTTTTTACCACCCTTAACAACATTAACTCTTGCTGTTGTTTTGAAGAGAGTATCATCAATGTCAAAAATGGTTAGACCACCTTTGTCATCTTTTCCTTCGGTCAAAAATTCACCAAATGTTTCCATTTAACCTCGTGTAATTTGTAATATTTTTTGTATTTGTGCTTCAACAGCCGCAGTTCTATTTGGCCAATAAATGTATTCTTTATCAGCTGTCTTAAGTAATTTGGTGAAGAAAGGTAAAACAAGTTTCTCAAGTTGTTGCATTTTTTGAGAAGTGATTGCTGTATCTTCTGCTTTTACTTCTTCAACAATTTTTGTGTTGTATTCTGCTTCCGATACGGTAGAAAAATCGGTTGAGAAACCAAAATCATCTGTACCATATTGAGCTATAATTTGATTTAAATCGTATGCCATTTATTTACTCCAGTTTTTAGCTGCATTGAAATTAGCCTGACTAAACTCTAGTCTATCAACCAACTTCACTGCGTTTCCTTTTAAATGATCCACTGCAACAAATCCTTCTGGTGCAGTTATTCTATATCCAGAATCCGTTTTGATGAATGTTCTTGCAACTTGTTCTACTTGTTGTAACTTACGAACTATCATCATTTTAGCCTCAATCAAACCATTCTGAATATCAAACATCTTTTTGAGTTCAATTGCATATGTTCGGAAAAAACGCATAATCTCCGTCTTCTCTGCTTGACGGTTGCGTTTTGTTTCTTCTCGTTTTGCGTCCAAAATATTATCATTCATTTGTTTTTCAACATCAAGTATAAGTTCTCTTGTATGTGAAATAGTATCTCTAATTGGTTCGCCTTCTCTTACTTTTTTATTATTAAATGTTTTAATAAAGTTTCTTATCTTATCATTATTTGCAACACGATTCATTGCTAATGGATTAGTTTTCTTAAATAATGAACCAACATCTGATAATACTCTTGTAATATTTTTTGTTTCTTGTAATGTAAATGTTGCTGTACCTGAAGCATCAGTATAGTCTGCATCACGGAACCAAACATCTCTTGTTGTTGCTAAATTCTTAATGTCAATGTTGAAACTGGCTTTCATATCTTCCATTTTTTGACCTGTGTAAGAAGTATGAAAGACAATTCCAACTTGAGCGGCCTGCATATTACTTGCTAACTTTGAATCAGCTGGTACGGCATAGGTGATTGTGTTTGGTGTAAATGTAACCATTTTCTCACCATCAATAACTTCTGATTTAATATCACCTTTACTAAACATCATATCGCCTTGTAGAATACCTTTGATACCAAGTTTTGGTAGATATCTCAATGCTAGTTTTAATTTCTTATTTAAACCTGGATTTGGATGATTCTTATCAACATCTTGTGGTGTGTAATTAAGTTTGGCGTTTTTAGCAAATACACCTTTTGTTCCAACAAAGAACTTGCCATTTTCTGGATTAATACCTGCAAACACAGCAGGCGCACCGTCCCATTTTGTTGTAACATTGATATGAGAAATAGAATTACCTGCTAACATATCTCTTAAAGATTGTAAAAAGTTAATAGCATCTCTGGCGCCTGTGACACCACGGTTTAATACTTCATCTTCCAAATGTTCTAAATGAACATTCTTTGATAAGTTAGCTTCTGTTAAGTAATCTGAAAATTTCATTATTGTATGCCGCTATATTGTAGTTTTAACATGGTGTATTTTCCTAATCTGCCTTGCTGACTTGGTTTTTTTTCTGCTCTAACGCCAGAATCACTTCTGATTGTCATAATTAATGTTTTTTTAATATTGCCTGATTGAACATCAATAAACCATCCTTGAACAGAACTTTTGTTTAAATAAGCTTTAAACTTTTTTATTGATGGTAATAAAGAAGCCAAATCATCCGATTTTTGACTTGCAGTTTTTCCAACAGCTTTAACTAATATTAAAGGCACCTCTACTTTGTTTGATTGTAAATTAAAATTATTTCTAATCCAATCTTTAAATTCTTTCAAAGAAAGTCTATTAATTACATCACATATTTGCTGACGAGAAACCAATAACATTTGATTATATAATTCATCAGCTTCTTTTTGATGATGTGTAAAATATGTAACATACAACGAAGTGACTTCATTTTTCTTTGTCATATAATTTGCTTTTGATGCTATGTCTTTTGCACCTGGAACTTTGGAATAAACTTTATTCCACAATTCATCTTCAAGTTTTTTTAGTTCTTTTTCTTTTTTTAACTTTTTATATGTTGTTGCTACATATGTGTTTAAAAGAGGTTCTTTTGATGTTACTGTACCAGCCTTTAAACTTATTCCTATTTTTTGTTTTGATTTAAAAAATACAAAAATATCTCCTGCGTGATTTGATGGAATACCAATAGGTTTTTCTCTGTATCCCCAAATAACCTTTTCAATAGGATTACTTTTATTCAATTCAAACAAAAAGTTACTAATACCTATTGCATTTTCCATTTTATCTTTATAGATAGCGGGCTTCATGGTATCTAAATTCTGAATCACTTTTTTACCGGCATCTATATTTGATGTATTAACAAATGTCTTTTTCACATTTGTGGTTGAAAAGTTTATTTTTTCCAAATATTTTCTTAAGTGTTCAACGGTTGAGCATTTATAATTGTTATTAAAAACCAATGCTGGAAAAAGTTCTGTAACACTAGCATTTTGTGTAGTATCAACTCTTTTATCAACCAATTAAAAACTCCTTTAATTTAATGGAGTATTTATGCTAACATAATTACCGTATTATGTCAAGCTCTTTATCGCCAGTCCAAACTTCTATATCAGTTCTAAGTCTTTGTTCTTCTACTAACTTATCATATCGGTTAGCTGCTTTATTCTTCCACCATTCTACAATGTTTTCTAAATGGTGTTTATCATAGTTCTCTTTGTCTTCTATTAACTTATCAGTCTTACCTGTAACAACATCAACAAAGTTACTGAAACCATAATTTGAAGCATAATATCTTTTCTTTTCAGTTAGATTCAAAGCGTTCTGAATAGTTTTCATAAACTTATCATATTCAGGTTCGCCTTTGAGTGCAACTTTAGTGAGTGATATTATCTTGTTTGATATTTTAAGTTTGCGTGATGAGGCATCTAACGGAACAATTTCATCACCAATGGCTTCTTCAACATATGATTTAAGGTCATCATATGGTTTGCCGTGCATCATTGGTAAAAAGTCTGAATCTGTTAGACCTTTGAAACGAAGATATGGCTTCATACCATCGTATTGTGAGGACGCCTTGGAACTTCCATATAAACTTGTTGTTTCAAACAAACAGGTATTCATATCATATTTGGCATTTAGCCTTTCACGAACCCAATGTGAACAACAAATGGCAGCCAGCAATTTACCGCCAAGATAATTAAAACCAAAAGGCTGAGATGGCACAATCACAAAGCCCATTATTGAGGTTTTATTAAATGCTTCAGCTCCTTCTTTGGTTTGGGTGAAAACCTGGCCTAGCATTTCATTTCTTGGTTTCATGTTAATTACTGGAGAACCAAGGCGTATAAACCCAACCCACTTCTTTGTATGTTTTTCCAAAACGGCCAATCTTAAACAGCGACCGGGAATACTTGTCATATTAGAGTGAGATGAAATCATATTGAGATAGATATCCCAATTTTCTTGTGGCAATTCTACAATCTCAAAATCCATATCATGTGGATGAATTGTAAAATCGGAAAATAAATCTTCTTCTGGTCCCATACCAGGCAGAACAAACGGTCTATCTGATAATGAGTTTAGTTTTTGGTCACGAATATAGTCATCAATGCGTTCAAATCGGTCAAAGTAATTAGAATAGGCTTGGGCACAATGAAGTGCTTGGTCTTTAGTTAGCTTCATACTTTAAAGTCATCAAATGATTTATTGAATTTGTTTTCTCTGTCACCAAATGTGTTGATTGGTTTGTCATCGTCATCATTACCAACATCAGCAAGACCAATCTGAGCAGATGATTCAGCATCATACAATCTCATTTTACCTCTATCGATACCAACGACAAAGCGTTTGTAATAATTTGGGTCAGAATAACGATTCTTTAATTGTTTAATCATTATTTGACCAAGGTTATCAAGTTCTTCATTTGATATTAAGGCAAACATAAAGTCAGCGGTCGCTGGAAGACCAAATGATTCTGAGGTATCTTCAAGACCTGGATCCGAATTGGTAAAACCAGACCTTGTTGTTTGTGTTGCTGATACGATTGGAACATTTGCCTCGACTGCCAGGCCTCTTAACTCTTCAGCGATAGACTTGATGTATGAATAAGTATTTACATTTGAACCAGGTCTTACCCTTGCTGATGTGCATATGTTTAGATAATCAATAAAGATAATATCAGGTTTAAATGTTTTCTTTAATGCAAGTTCATTAATCAAAGACCTGAAATGTAAAGCTGAAGCAGCCGCAGTTGGATATTCTTTGATGATTAATTTGCCATGAGTTTTACTTCTAAGCATTTCAAACTTACGATTATAATCTTTTTTACTCATGGTGTGAAGCTCTGTCATAGATACATCAAGTAAGTTAGCATCAATTCTTTCAGCAATCTTTTCTTCGGCCATTTCTAATGTGATATACAAAACATTATGGCCTTGTGATAAACAACCAGCCGCCATATGACACATAAACAAAGATTTACCAACACCGGTACCAGCAAGTGCGATGTTCAAAGTTTTAACTGGCAGACCGCCTTTGGTAATTTTGTTGAATAAGTCCAAATCAAAACGAATTCTGGATTCTACTTTATGATAAGAATCGAATCGTGTATCAGAATCTTCCGTGTAATCATGGCCAACATGACTATCAAATGAAACACCAAGAGCGTCAGACAATAATTTTGGTATCTCACCTTTTGTTTTGCCTTGTTGTTTGTTATCTAGGATTGATACAGAATCCATGATGGCGTTATAGATGGCTTTATCTTGGCAAAACTTTTCAGTTTCACCAATTAACCAGTTTGTGTCGGTTGGTTCATCTTTAGCCAGATGGATTTCTTTGAGTAATTCAATTGAATCACCAACTTGTGTTTCTGATAAATCTTTTTTCTCTGTAAAATTAATTACAAGAGCTTCATGTGTTGGTGGATTTTTGAACTTCTGAATGAAGTCAAAAATTTCTTGGAAAACTATCTTTTCAGTGTTGTCTGAAAAGTAATCTTGTTTTACAAACGGTAAAACCTTTCTAGTGTATTCTTCATTGTAAATGAGATTCTTTAAAATTGTTGATTCTAGTCTGTTCATCTTGTTTTTGTGCCATTATAATATCTGAAAGTATATCACCCATAATGGTAATAAACTTTTCATCTTTTGTCAAGTCATCTATATCATGTTCGCCAGGTTGTAATATAGTATAACCAAACTCTAATTTAGCACCCTCGCCTTGCTCAACAACTCTCGCTTTGTGATAGTGATATAAAACACCCTTATATTCCTCTATAAACAAACCAATCGCTGTTACAGGTGCATCTTCAAAAGTATAACCGTCAGGATTGACAAATTGCCAATCTATTCCTTCTTCATACTTAACTTTCTGTTGTTTCTTCGTCATCTTGTTCCATAATAGGCTGAGATGATAAATCAATCTCTCCCATAATGTTAGAGTAGGCAATTTCATATTTTTTCTTCACATAGTCTTGGAATTCAGGATTATCTAAAAGCGATTGCATAAATTGTTTTGTCTGTGTATCAGCCATTCTTACTTTATCGCCAAGCTCACCAGTCTTTTTATCAACCTTAGCATACCAACCTGGACTTGGTTTATGAACAAAACCACCTTCAAGTGCAATATCAATCAAACCAGAATATTTCTGTATGCCGCCTTCCCATGATACTGTAATAGGAATTTTAGATTTCTCTTTTACATATCTAGATTTTTCAACATTGATAATAAAGTTGTAACCTTTAATTTCTGTTCCATCTTTTTCTTGCTGGCGGCCAAGAATGTAGATATTGTCAGCAGAATAGTATGAACCTGTTCCACCACCAACAATATCTTT